ACAAATCGTCTGAAGTAACAAACTCTTCATTTCCGATTTTCTCTTTTAACTCTCTCATAGAAATTTTAACCCAATCATTAAGATAAATTTTGTTACGATTCCATGTAAAGAATTTTCCGTTTTCATCTTCTCTAATTGTACGTTCATATGATTTCCGTGTTTTTGCATCTTCAACTGACACCGTACTATGAAATTCGTTGTTCCATACAAATACTTTAATTACTTCATTCCCACATTTATATTTATAAGTCATATCTTCATCTCCTATCTAAATCTTGGCTTCAATGCCATCTATAAATTTCTTTATTTCCATTTACAGTATCAGCAACCAATATAAAATCACCTGTAGCATAATGTTTTCCTGTATACATTGTACGAATAGTATCATTTATATATTTCCTAAATGAAAATGACTTTGCAATTACTTTTTTGTCAATATCTCTTACAACTACGTATGAAAACAAACCTCTCTTTTCTACATGTGCAATACTGTATTCTCCAAATACTCTAATGTTTGATTTTTTCATATTTTTTCCTCCAATCTATCTGCAATTGTGATTTAATCACTTATAATTTCTGTAACAAATCCCATAATTCCTGTTTCTTTAATTCGAGGTCAATTTTATCTCCCTCATACATATATAACATGTCATCATAGGATTTTATTTCTCTAACAAATTCACGAATCTGTTCGATTTTTTCTTCCATCTATGTTACCTCATTTCATAGAAATCTTAGTTTCATTAGAATCCCAATCTCACTATTTCATCACAATAACTTTCAATGTCATCTGGTTTCTCTTGAATAGCACCAATACTATTTAATCCTGTTACTACATTGATTAACTTCTCATATGCGTCAGCTCCATTTGAAGTTAAATCTCCTTTCTCATCAAAGGGAATGTCTGCACCAAGTTCTTTTAAAATCTCTTCTAATCCCATTTTTATTTCTCCTTTACTTTATCTAACCAGTTTTTCGATACACACAATACATCATCCGGATTATCCTCGTTGTCAAACTTAACATAACAACTATCATCGGAAGCCCAATCATCATCTACATATATTCCATATCTTTTTAATCCTCTATGAAATACTCTGTCGTCTTTATTAAATTTCATTTTATTCCTCCAATCTTCTAAAGAAATACGAATTTAATCCTTATATTTTAATTGAATAAATCCAATTTTCAAAATCCTCATAATCCATAAGTCTTCCATCTACTTCAACATAGTTTTCTTGTTTCGATTCTCTAACTACAGAAAATCCATCAAAGTTTCCATACACTCTTACAGTTAAGTTATCTACTTTTTCAAATTTCACATTCCATGAAATTAATCTTCCTAATATATAAGTCATATTTATCATCCTTTCTATTATTTCCAGTCCTTAGTAAATGCGAATTTAGTCTGCTATAAATGTTTAACCAAATCTCTTGCAAGTTCCATATCATTTTTACCTTGTGCAATTCCGACACATGCAGCTTTAAACATATTTAAACTTGCCTGTTCACTTTCTCTGCATCTGTCTATAATAGATTGATGATACTCTTTTTCAACTTCCCTCAATCTGGTATTCTCCTGCCTTAAATATCTATTTTCTCTCACAATATCAGCAAGTCCTAACACCAATTCTTCTATATCATATCTTTCCATATTTGCCTTCCTTTCTTCCAATGAAACACGCATTTACTTGCTAAATTCTGCCAATGCACACCCTGTACAAAGAAATCTATCTGCCTTATCATTCATTTGTCTACAAGCTCTACCATAGTAGCCACATATACAAGGTATTTTGCATTCGCTTTCATCGCTTCCTATTTTATTTTTAATACAGTTTTCTTCAAATGCTTTCTGTTTTTCGTTTGTTATAATCGGGAACATATAATCATCTCCTTATAAAATATCCATTTTACTTAAACACATCATTCATGAACATAAGGTCTAAATGATGAGCTAATACATTAAATTCTTCTGACTTTTGTAATTTTTCAAATAATTCTGCAACATATTCGGTTTCATGCTTGACTTCTTCTTCGAAGTCTGAAAAATCTCTGTTAAATTCCATTAACTTTTCAGCCATTTCCCTTGGTGTATATTCATATTTTTCTCCGTAGACTTTTTCTTCTGTCATACTTCTAAGATAATTCAAAGCACTTTGCAAACAGTCTACCTTTCGTTTTGCATCATTCCAATATTCAAAGTATGTTCCACTTGCCCACTGCTGATCTTCTGGCTGTGTTGGGTCGTAACCATTAACCACCACATACTGTGTATCAGTTTCGCTTTGCAGTAATGCACAATCATCTATCCGTAAAAGTTTAATCCACTTCATTTTTCTTTCCTCCAATTCTTACAATTCTAAGTCAAATTCCTTTGACAATCTCCGTGCAACTGCTCCATTAATTTCTTTATCATGAATTGGAATTGATATAGTATTTACAACAATCTTCTTCCAAACTTCATGTCCACCTTTGCATCTTTCTTTTGTATATCCTGCATTTATCAAAGCTTTTCTGAATTTTAGAACAGGTACTCCTGGTAATTTAGCCATAGTATCACCTCCTTCCTTTTTTATTATTCTCCCTTCTATTACATTACTTCAGTTGTTTCATTACTCTTTGCTTTTATCCATTTACCTTTATATGCTCTACTAAACGGACTTTCCATATCATAGCGAACAATTTCAGCAAGATAATCAAAAATCTGCGCCTGTGTCTTATACATAATGTTTTCTACAAAGAATTCCGTTCCTGTGCAGTTGTTAAGCAATGCACTTTCCATCTCTTCTTCTCTGCCTTCTGTATAAGCGTATAATGATTTCAACGCACGAATTATTTTCGCTGTATATGCCTTTCCGTTATAGGAATCTGCATATCCATTCCAACCAAGTTTACCAAGCAATCTAAGCATAGAATCAAAAAGATTTGGATTTGTCCTTGACAATTTCACGCCATCTGAAATAGATGTAAGTGTTCCTACTGTGTTCTCTGTTTCTTCGTCTCCCTTCACCGCTACATTATTGTTATGGCAGATTTCCTGTAATTTTACATAATCTTCTTTTTTACCTGCGATGGCTGCATGGTAAATATCCATCGGTTGCATTTTCGCTCTATCCTGCGACTGATTGATAAATAAGTCAATGGCTTCTTCAAGTGAGCATTCCATAATTTCAACCACAACCGAATCCATTTTTGCCTTAAATGCTCCATAGATTCTGTGCTGACCGTCAATTACATATAATTTACCTTTAAGGAATAACACTTTCGGAACATCCCATTTATATTTGTTGTATGTATTTCCGATTGCATAGGCTCTCGCTAATTTCAATCTTCTCTGCCATTCAGGAATATGGATATACATTGGGTCTAAAACAAGTTGGAGTTTGTCTCCAACCATGCTATTCCGTTTTGCATCTTTAATCATTCGTGAAATATAACCTGTTTCCATTTTGCCTGTAAAGCCATCTGCTTTGCGTGCTTCCTGCATTTCCTTTTCTGCTTCCTTTGCTGTTAAATAAACTCTTTTACACATAATTGTGTACCTCCTTATGATATTTTTTGTAATAAAATAGCGACTACATTATTTTGCAGTCGCTTTATTTGTGTTAAGTTTTGTTTTTGTTTGCCTTCCTTCGCACGGTTCTGTCCGTGTATAATAACCGCATACGTTGAAATATACACAATTCCTGCATGGGTATTTTGTATTATTTACATTCATAACCCCAACTCCTTTCTAATTTGTGTTGCAAAATGATTGGCTTCTTGTGATCCGTCTTCATCCAACAACCTAAGTAATTCCTGAATGGTTGAAGAAATATGATAACCACCTCTTGCCTTTGATTGTTCAAAATCAACAAGGTAGTTATAAGCATTACAGCTATTTCCCTTGGAGTAAAACAACCTTTCCAATTTGCATTTCCATATTCTGCTATGTCATAGAAATCTTCGTATGTCATTATATCTCACCTACCTCTTTCAAATAATTTTCGTATTGACTTTTGTTTTCAAACTGCCAGTATTTGCCTACGCTTGGAATAAATCCCATGTAGACTGAATTTGCGTAATAACCTTTCATTTTCCGTTTACTCCTTCCGTCAATAATACAAATGCATTCCAATTATTATATTGTGGATTTGGTTCAAGATTCTTTGCGTTCACTTCAATAAATGAAACAAACAACCACAATAAAATAATTGCACTAATTGCTATACATATCTTTTCTCCCTTTTTCATAAGTCTTCCTCCTCATCTTCATCAATTGGAATACCCATACGCATCAACGCTTCCTTACCAGATATTCTTTTCTCAATTGCCAGCAATAATGCATACCAATTTTCTTTTGCTACCTGTGATTCAATTATCTGTCCCATATTAATATTCTCCTTTACGTTTTATTTTTTCTTACAAAAGAGTCCATAGTCGTAGTATGAAATGCCTTGCACGAACATTTCTATCCAACCATGGACTCTGACTTTAATTTTCCTTTTCAAAATAGTAACCTGTTCCATCATTAAAATATATCTGCAATCCTGTTTCCGTTGTTTTGAAATCGGTTGCTTTTGACATATCAATTGTATGTTCTGTTTTTGGTTTTTCTTTATTTGCCTCTTTATTCGATGTATTTCTACCTATTAAAAAAGCACTTACAATAAGTGTCATTGTGATAATTGTGTATGTTATTTTCCGTTTCATGTTTTGCAAAATCCTTTCTTGATTTATTATGGTTTCCCTTGTATAATTAAACACAAAGGAGGTGTTTATATGAACAAAATTAAAACAAGCGAACTTATAACTAAATTCGCTTTGGCTTCTGAAGAAGCGTGTAAATGTGAAGATGAGAATTTCTTTCGTGTGACGGAACTTGAAAAACTACACAATCCAATTACACCAAAAGATTTGGTAAAAGTTATTCGTGCCACAACTGACTTTTCTCGTTTCTCTTCTATTCGTGCAATTTGCAAGGTATTACAGGATTTAGATATTGCTGAGAACGATGTGGACGTTTTCAACAACGATGATTTCCGTAACGCTTTAGCAAAAGCTTTCAATGTTAAGTAAAAGATAGGCTACCCTAATCGGTAGCCCTTTCTTTTTGCCTTATTTGTCTTGTGTAATGCCAGTATAATCAAGCGTTCGCTTAATATCAGCATGTGAAAAATGATCAAGAATTTCTTCAAGTTCCTTTTCCGTTTCTGCCTGTGCAACGTATGATCCGTTGATATAAGCCATAGTGCTTCCCTCTGTGTGGGAAATTCCGAAAGTTTCTCCGTTTTTGTTTGTGTACTGATACATAATAATTCCTCCTAAATTTGATTTTTTGTATAAAAATAGCACCCTTTGCGTTTGGGTGCTTATTTTGCGTTTATGTTTTATTGTTTTGCTTGAAGTTCTGCTATTTTACGTTTGCCTTAATCTTGTTTTACTTCAATAGACAAACCGCCTTTGTCTACTACAATTCTACATTTCCCCTCTGAAAAGAATTTCATAAGTGCTTCCATTACAATATTGGCTTTCATTCCATAATCGTCACAATTTGCTTGAAATTCTTTTAAAATATCTTCATCATAGGTAGTTCCCCATTGTTTTTTTGCCATAATATGCCTCCGTGTTTTTTATTTTATAATAACATTATGATTTCTTGTTGTCAACTATTTACGGACTTGTGACCGTTATTTCATACACTGAAATAGTGCATTAAAGCGGAGCATAACAACTCCGCTTCACTCTGCAAGTTATTTGATATACATATCACAAAATACAGCCATAAAAAGTTTGTTAAACTGTGCTTTGCTAATAGTTGTTACAAGTATATTAT